AATGTTCAAGCAGCAACCTATACAGAAACTTCTAATCGAATCAGAGTAACAAACAATGCTAGGAGTTGGTTCTTATGAGAACAAGGTCAAGTCGTTTAAACAATGGATATATTGGTGACTATACAGCACACGATGATGTAAATGGTACTGTTGGATTGAATAAAAAGTATCTTGTAAATGATTACAGCATTGAAACTACTTGGGTTAGACCATCACAGTGGAGACAAGGTCCTAGTGTTTCTGAAGGTGAACAAAAAATTGTAATCACAAATGCAGTTTATAATACGGATAATAATTTTACTGCATTTACAATGAGTGGAAATTTTGCAGTAGATTGGGGTGACGGCACTACAGGGGCCTTTACCTCACTTAATACCGCATCAAAAAATTATGATAAAACAACTTATGCTGGTCTTACCAGTGATGTTTTTAGAGGCTATAAAACTTTAAACATTGTTATTACTCCACAGGCTGGAGCTACATTTAACGGCCAATTAAATTTGGCAATAAAACATCCACAATCAGGATTACAAAGTTATTATTCTAATGGATATCTTGAAATAATAATGTCCGCACCATTTATGACCGGACCAATTACAATTTCAGATACTACATTTAACAATAGATCTGCTTCTAGATTATTGGAACATTTTAGATGGATCGGAAACTCAAGTTTAACTTCAATAGGTGCAGCTTTTATTGGTTGTGGTAATCTTAAAATTATAAGTGCATTTCCTTCAACTAGAAATTGTACAGATTTTCAAAGTTTATTTCATAGCTGTCACAGCCTAGAATGGATACCACCAACCATATGTGAAACGGGGAATGCTACAGTTTTATCATTTATGTTTTATTTGTGTACCGCTTTAAAAAGAGTTCCTGGAACCTTTAACACAAGTAACGCGACTCAGATAACACAATTATTTCAAGATTGTCAAATGTTAAAAAGAGTACCAGCTTTAAATACATCAAAAGTTACAGGAACAAATATGTTGGGACTGTTTCTTGGTTGTGGTTCTTTGGAAGAAATACCCGGTGAAATAAATGCAGTTAATGCTACCAGTTTGGCAAATATGTTTCAAAACTGCAGAAATTTAAAATACTTTCCAAAAATAATTAATACTTCAAACGTTACAGATTTTTCTTTTATGTTTAATGGTGCATTAGCTTTAGAAGAAGTGCCTTACTTAGACACAACAAGAGGATCTAATTTTAATACTATGTTTGGAACTTCTGGGATTAGAGGATTTAATTCAGCTTGGGGAAATACATTTAACATGCCACAAGCAACCAGAACCGACAACATGTTTAGATTCTGCAGACCTTTGGAAAGAGTGCCCAATACATTTGTTACGGGTGCAACGCTTACTAACTGCTCGGAAATGTTTTATGAGTGTTATGATTTAACAAATTGTCCGGTTATTACTAATATTTCAAGATGCACAAACTTAACAGGCATGTTCTATAACTGTAGAGCACTTAAAGAAATTCCCGGAATGACAATTGCAGCTGGTGCTACAAATTATGGTGGTACTGCAACTACAACACGTATGTTTTACCAAAATTGGAATCTTAGCACCTGTGGTATGACAGGATTTACTGGTGCAAATGTTTCTTTTGAAGCTTGTTCGCTGGGAGCAACAGCGCTTAATGATATTTACAGAAGTCTTGCTGTTGTTGGGGCTTCGGGGGCAAATGTAAGATCTATTACAGTAACTGGAAATTGGGGCAATGCAGCAGATGATACTTCAATAGCCATTGGAAAAGGATGGCAAGTATTAGGATAAAATTATGGATAGAGGACCAGGCTTTTATTCTTTAGACGGAAACGATTTACTACACGCACCAAACTTTGTAAAAAGAGGTGGTGGCGATCTTCATAAAGAAGAAAAAGATAATTATACCTATCCTATAGGTGGCTTTTATTGGTTTGATAGTGAATCTGAAGCCAGAGTATTTTTTGGTCTTCCAGAATTACAGATAAATATAGAAGAAGGATATCCTTATGCCTGAAGCATATAAAAGTTTTGGTACACTTGTTGGATCTACAGCAGCTACAACAATTTATAGCGGTGTATCGGGAACAGCATTAGTCAACGCAATACAAATTGCCAACAATGATGTTAATAATACAAATTATGTAACAGTTGAATTGATTAAGGGTAGCACAGCATATTCACTAATTACTCAGGCACAGCTTCCGTCCAGAACAAGTTTTCAAGTTTTAGATGCTCCACTGGCTCTTGAGAATAGCAACACTTTAAGATACACATCTGGGTATACATTTTCAACCCATGTTGTTGTTTCGGTAATGGAAATTACTTGACAATTATATTAAATTTGATATAATGTCTTTATGATTCTTCAATACTTTAAACACTCGCCAGATGTTGTAGACCCAAATTTTCAAACTCGTATGGCAGCTTGCTTTGATTTGGGTGCTTATATTCCCAAAAACGAAAAAATTAAAATTTACAAAGGCAAAAATTTTACTGAAATTTTGCCAGAATACGACTCGTCCAACGACAAGACCTTTATTGCCCTGATGCCCGGAGAAAGGGCTTTAATTCGCACAGGATTGACTTTTAGCGTGCCCGAACAGTATTCTATCCGTCTGCACCCCCGTTCAGGGATGGCCCTTAAATACGGTTTAACGCTGGCTAATTGCGAGGGTATTGTGGACGAAGATTACACGCTTGAGACCAAAATTATTGTCTTAAACACCAATACTGAAGAATCTATCAAAATTTATGATAGGGATAGAATTGCTCAGGCTGAAGTAGTCGAATATGAGCAATGCTACTTTCAAGAGGTATTTAAAGAACCCGGCCAGAAGTCTGACCGGGTTGGTGGGTTCGGAAGTACTGGAAAGTAAAATTATGGCGGTTCTGGTAATACGGTAACGTTTACACCCCAAACAATTGTATTATTATCACTGGAATTTCTAAATCTAAATCGTGCATTACCCGTAGAAGCACCAACTGGATCTATTTGTATTTGAAAAGTTGCTCCTGCCGGTATTGTTATATTTTCTGTTAATGTATAATCAATATAAACACCACCGTTTACTTTATATTGTATAGTTAACAAGTCGGCATTGGCATCAACAATTTCAGATGTTAAAGTTATTGGGCATGTATTTGTAAAATTATAAACACTGCTTTCTGTAAAACCGCTGCCAATTTCTAAACTTACAGTCCATGTAGTAAATGCAGTTGTTGCAAAAATACATCCCGCACCACCGTTGCCTCCGCTCTCTGTTTCGTAGCCCATTATAAACATATCTTGAAATGATACGTTATTCATAACCATTCCGTTATTTACGTTTTCCCAAAGTTCCAAAACATCATTCCAACGAAATGGCCCCATTGGGGTATTTTTAATTTGTGGACCATAGCCGCTCATTTGTTCATTCATGGCAGCTAAAAAAGTTTTCATTTGTTTTCCTACGCCCATAGTATTCCTTTTAATTATTTATCATCTTTTGATTTGGGAAATTTTACAGATTTAAATTCTTTCCAAACAAACCAAAGTAAACCAGCTAAAATTAAAAAATACCAAAAAGACCATTCTGATGTGCTGTTGGGGGTGTTAAAAAATGAATCTTTGGAAACCGCGTGTATATGGTTTCCTTGTTTATCCTTTAATGTAACAAATTCTGGATTAGTACATGCCGTTAAAAGTAATAATGGTAAGTACTTGATCATGATTCCCCCTTAACTGATGTACCAAAATAAAATCCAACAACAGCGAGGAGCACTTCTCTGTTTTCTTTAGCCAAAAAATATCCCGGGACTTCTACAAAATAATATTTGTAAGTTTCTGGAATAATTCCGAATAAACCCTCCGGTTGCTCTTGTTTTAGTTCTACGAATGTGGGAATTCCAAAGAATGGGAGAACAAAAGGAGCAGCAACCACAGCAAACAAACAAGATAAAACAATAAGTCTTCGTACATTTTTTCCCATATCAAGGGGAACACGTTTAACAGCCCTGTCTTGATTTTCTGTAGTTTGAGCATTTGCTTTAATCAGTCTTTCAAATATTTCTTTTTGATCTTGTGCTCGTTGGGCCCAATATTTAAATAAAAACCCAACCACACCACCGCCTATTAGTGATATGAGTTCTGGAGTCATAGGTCTTTAGTTCCTTTGGTATGAAAGTTGAATTTCAATAGAATCTCTGACGGTATCCGTATATTCACAAATAGATTGCTGATTTTCCATATTTGGTGGAAAATCAAAGTGCCATTGTAAAAGAATAAAACCAATATTTACATTTTTATTTTTTAAAGGAAGGCAAGAATAATAAGCGATATTCTCATCTTCAAAAAAGTGCTTTGCATAAGAATCCGGCATAGCTTCTACATGATGTATTGTAGATTTATTTTCTAATATTTTATTTAATAATGGAATAAATAAAGAGCATAGAACGTTTTTAAATTTTAAAGATTGAGAAATATATCCTTTGTGGGAGGATTCGTGCGTAATGGAAAATTTACGCATTGAAATCCCATCCATAAAGTATTCCCCATTATGAAACTGGAGAACCGATACGCGCATTGCCTTGGTGTGGATTCTAAGTTCTGTAAGCAACTCATGTATTTCGGTATGAATTGCCATAAAATTATCAGATTTTTTATTAGACTTTAAAAATTTTACAACGCCCCATCCAACACCTAAAATTCCCGCTACTGCCAAAGAAATAATTTCGATGGATTGGAATGGATTCATTAAAGCTAAAATCATCTGCCAAAAACTCCTGACTGTCTTAATATTTATATTTGACGAACCCCCCATTGCATGGTATATTGTTTTCATATGACTACAAGAGAAGATTTATTTAAATTACACGAAACAATCTCAAAAGAAGCCTTAGAATTAATGAAAAAGAAGAATAATGACTATGCTTCTGGTTCGGATCCATTTATGAATTTTCGCAGGGCAGAGTATCTGGGATTTGCTACAGCAGAGCTGGGGGTTCTTATCCGCATGACCGATAAGATGTCTAGAATTTCTACCTACCTAAACCAAGGTAAACTTTCTCTGTCCAATGAAAGTGTCTATGACGCTATTGTTGACATTGTTAATTATAGTGTAATACTTGCTGGGCTGCTCAAGGATAAGGAAGCAAAGAACACTAAATGAAATTTTATACTGCCTGTGCCCTAAAAGGTAACAAGGTTCTTGTTCGTGGATACAAGAACGGAGAACGGTTTACGGAATCTGTTTCCTTTAAGCCGTCTCTGTTTATTCGCACGGAAAAAGATAGCAAGTATAAAACCTTAAACAATATTAAGGTTAAGCGTATGATATTTGATACGCTTTATGACTGTAGAGAATTTTTGGATCAATATAGAGAACTAGATGATTGCCCAATTTATGGAAACACTGATTTCATCACTCAATATCTCATGGAGACTTATGAGGGTGAGGTGGTTTACGATCTTTCCAAGATCAAGATAGCATATCTTGATCTTGAGTGCGAATCTGAAAATGGCTTTCCAGATCTAGAAAACCCTAACGAGCGCGTCAACTTGATGAGTATTCGGATTTCTAGTGTGACCCACGTTATTAGTTTTACTCCAATAACTTTGCCTGATTGCAAAGTTCACATGGTAGCGAATGAAAAAGAACTACTTAAAAAGACTTTTGAAATTCTTTCTCAACAGGATGTGGATGTAATCACTGGGTGGAATGTAAAATTGTTTGATATTCCCTATATAGTAGGTAGGGCGCTACTTTATTTTGAGGAAAAAGAAATTCAGAGTTGGTTGCCTTTTGGTTTGATGAAAGTGCGGGAAACAGATATTGGTGGTAGAAACCACAAAATATATGAATTTCCTGGTTACACTATTCTAGATTACATGGATCTGTACAAAAAGTTTTCGGGAACAAGTCAGGAAAGTTACGCTCTGCAAAATATTGCAAAGGTAGAACTAGATGCTCAAAAACTGGATTACAGCGAGTATGGATCACTGCGGGAATTTTATCGCCAAAACTTTCAAAAATTTGCAGAATATAACGTCCAAGACGCTATCTTGGTTGAACGACTTGACAATAAACTAAAACTTATCGATCTTGCTGTATCTATTGCTTACGAAGCAAAAATCACATATGACACGGTTTTCTTTGCTACTCGCATATGGGAAACGATTTGTGCAGACTATTTGTTCCAAAAAAGTATTATACCGCCATTAAAACGTAGTTACAACAAAGATGAGCAGTTTGTTGGTGCGTATGTCAAAGAAGTAACAGCTGGTTTTTATAAAAATGTTGTTAGCTTTGATGCCACTAGTCTGTATCCATCTATTATAATGCAATGGAATATTTCTCCCGATACTTGTACAAAAAAGGATTCTTCTTTTGGTGCTGATGATTTTTTACAAGGTAAGAGAAAAGATATTCCCAATTTTGTTCAAGAAGCAAACGATTTAAATTCTTGCCTTGCTTGTAACGGTTCGATGTTTACAAATGGATTCCAGGGTTTTATTCCTATTCTGATTGAACGCACATTCAATCAGAGAAAAGAAGCAAAGTCACGGATGATTGAATTGGAAAAGGAATATGAACAAACAAAAAACAAAGAGCTCCTACCCAGAATTGCAGCCCTCAAGATTAAACAATCTGTTAAAAAAATTCTTGCCAACAGTCTTTATGGTTGTCTTGGCAATCCCGCTTTTGTGTATTCATCTCCTGAACTGGCTACGGCAGTTACTGTTACCGGGCAAGTGATTATCCGTAAAGCCGAGCAAGCAATGAATGATTACATTCAAAGTTTAACTAAAGATAAAAATGATTATGTTATTGCCGTAGATACAGATTCTGTATATCTTAATCTAAATGCTATAGTGGAAAAAATTTCCAATAAGACAAAAATTGAAGATGTAACTGAATTTATCCATCAAGTATGTGAACATAAGATACAACCAGAATTTAAGAAAGAAATGGATCTCTTATCAAAAACTCTTGGTTGCAGAGAAAACAAGATTATGTTTAAAAGAGAAGCAATTGCTTCTGCTGGTATTTTTATTGCCAAAAAGCGATATGCGCTTTTAGTTCAAGATCTTGAGGGTGTCCGGTTTTCAGATCCAAAGCTTAAAATTATGGGTCTTGAAACTGCGAGAAGCAGTACTCCTATTTTAGTTCGTAATAAGCTAAAAGAATGTATTAAAATCATCCTAACCAAAACCCCGGAGGAGTTGCGAAAGTATGTGAATGATTTTTATGATGAATTTATGAAATTGCCTATTGAAGATGTCGCAGCTCCCCGGGGTGTTAAGGGTGTTGGTAAGTATACCGATATAACTAACATCTATAAATCTGGAACTCCAATTGCAACTAAAGCCGCGTTGCTTCACAATGCATATGTTAAAAAGTTAAATTTAACCAAAGAAGTGCCACCAATTAAAGAAAATGATAAGATAAAATTTGTCTTTGTAAAAATTCCAAATCCATATGGAATGGGTGGCAAAGATGCTGTTATTGGTTTTATCGGTAAACCACCAAAAGAGTTTCAATTAGAAAAGTATATCGATAGCAAAAAACAGTTTGAAAAAACATTTGGTGAACCCCTTGATAATATTTTAAATGCAATTGGTTGGTCAATAAATCAACAAGTAACCCTTGAATCTTTTTTTATTTGAAGTATAATAGAAATATGACTTGGAAATACAGTACAGATATTATAAATGGCACTTACACAATCAATTGGAATCCCAACACATATGGAACTCCATATGTAAATTCAATAAAAGAAATTGATTTCGGTGACATCTCTTTTCAAGATGTGACCTTTGTTTATGATGTTCGTAAGCATTCGGGTTATATTTGCGCTGTCATAAAACATAAACCATCGTTGGAAACTTATGATATTCCTACCTTTATGGTAAGTGGTGCATTTTTAAATGACATGGGTTTAAACTGTGAAGACAAGACTCCAAAAGATGATACGTTTATTGAAAAATTGGTTTGGATTTTGGAGAAAACAGGATTTTGGACTAGTACCGCAACAAAACAACACATGAAGAAAAAGCCTACTAAAACTTACAGTGTAAAGGATTTGGAACACGATCCACCGGTGATGTCCACGTATATGTACGATTTGTACTCCAGTGGAGAAAACATTTCTAATCTCAAGAATGAAATAAAGCAAAAAGATGAATTGATTGCGGAACTAAAAGAACAAATTCAAGAAATGAAAGAAGAAATTGAAATGCTTAAAGCAGTAAACCAGGAGTGTTAAGAAATGGTGAAGAAAATTAAATCTAGATATGGTGATGAAAGAATTATCACAACTCTTAAAAATGGACGTTACCGAATCGAAGGTAGGACTTTGTATACTAGGCATGGCGACGGGATATTTGATTTTGAAGGCGGTCCATGTTATATCGTTGGTGATCGACTTCTTGATGTTAAAAGTAACCCTGTAATTGTAAAAATTGAAATTGATGAAAATGTAGTTGACAAAAACTACGCAGCTGTTATATTGCATACTAGAAAGGCTACAAAATGATCAAAGAAATTGGTAAACTTTGTGCACAGCTATTGTCTATGGTAAAACGTAATTTTAGTTGGCACGATTGGGTAGAAAGAATACAAGCTATTGTCATGGGACTCATCGCTGGAATTACTTTAAATTTTGGCGAGCCTATTCTTGCTATTATTCTTTTGTTGGTAGCAACAATTGATCCCAAATGGTTTAAAGAATAATATGCCAAAGAAAAAAATTAAAAATCTTCCCCGCACTCTTAATTACAAACTTGAGATGGATGTTCTCAAAGAATCTTTTGAGGATTTTAAAGACAGAATTGAGCAAATGCCTATCTGTATGCTTTTGCAGGAACATCGCCACATCGCAGAGCAATATGGTATTGTTATCGCAGAGACTGGCGTGGACTGGGGAGAAAAGCACCAAGCTATCTTCAAGCGATTGAGTCATGTAAATGAACGAATCCTAAAAATGTATCACAGTGCACTTGATCAGGTAGCCATTGCGGATTATTATAATGATTGTGCATGGAAAGAAATGAACAAGAAAGAAAAAAATGTCAAAGTATCTAAAAAATTTAATAAGCAAAGTAAATAATCCAGACGCAGCAATCGTGTCAGAGGGTCTTGAAGGAGCAGATGTTACTGGTTTTATTGATACCGGTTCATATGCTCTTAATGCACTTCTTTCCGGTTCGTTATTTGGAGGACTACCGAACAATAAGATCTCTTGCCTGGCAGGAGATCCGGCAACAGGAAAAACCTTCTACGCCATTGGCATCGCAGGCCAGTTCCTAAAGGATCATAAAGACGGAGTTGTGATTTATTTTGATACCGAGCAAGCCGTCACTTCAGATATGTTTACTGCAAGGGGCGTTGATCCTGAGCGCGTAGCGGTTATTCCTGTTGCTACAATCGAAGAGTTCAAGACACAAGCACTTAAAATTGTGAATGATATTCTTGAACAACCAGAAGAGGATCGTAAGCCAGTGTTTATGATTCTAGACTCACTTGGCATGTTGTCCACTGAAAAGGAAATGAATGATTCTGCTGAAGGTAAAAATGTCCGCGACATGACCAAGGCCCAACAGACAAAAGCTACATTCCGCGTTCTTACTTTAAAACTAGGTAAGGCAAAAATTCCAATGCTTCTTACTAATCACACATATCAAGTTATTGGGGCTTATGTTCCAACAAAAGAACTTGGTGGTGGTATTGGTCTTAAGTATGCAGCCAGCAATATTCTCACTCTTTCCAAGAGCAAAGATAAAACTGATGAGGGTGTAGTTGGTAACTTTATCAAGTGCACAAACTATAAAAATAGATTTGTTAAAGAAAACATGCAAGTGGAAACTCGCTTAAATTATACTTCGGGTCTTAGTCGTTATTATGGACTAACCGACCTTGCAATCAAGTATAATATTTTTAAGAAAGTTTCGACAAGAATTGAACTTCCTGACGGATCAAAGGTATTTGAAAAAAATATTGATGATGACCCAGAAAAATATTTTACAAAAGATATTCTAGAGAAACTAGATATTGAGGTGCAGAAAGATTTTAAATATGGTAAAGGTTCCTAATTATAAATTTAAAGAAGAACTTTATGACAGCAAAGATACTTGCCCAATAGAAATTCTTGAGGGGGAGTATGCTGGTATCGTTTATAAGTATGGTAAAATTTCTTTAAATGAAACTAGTGATGGTGATTTAAACGTCAGTATGGATGTTACAATTATAAAAGCTCCAGACAATTTTAATCAACAAGAAAAAAATTTTACTCAAACTATTGGTGAAATTTTTGTAGATATTGTTGAAAAAAATGTTGTGGCAGATCAAGAACCAGTAGATCTTGAGGATGATGTTCATCATGATTAATGGTGGACAAGAAACTAATTGAAAGTATAATAACTACATGGAAACAGTAATTTTAAAGAACTTGGTACTCAATGAAGAGTACGCAAGAAAAGTAGTACCATTCCTTCAAGGCGAGTATTTTCAAGATAAATGTGAACGTACCGTCTTTGGAATCGTTAGTCAATTTATTCTTAAGTACAATAACATTCCGACAAAGGATGCTATTCTTATTTCTCTAGAAAACGATAAAGGTTTGGGAGAAACAGAATTTAAACGATGTGTTTCCATTAGTGAGGAAATGTACAAAGAGGGTGAAAAGTCAGATACTATTTGGCTTGTAGAAAATACTGAAAAATTCTGCAAAGAAAAAGCCATTTACAATGGTATTATGGAATCTATTGGTATTATTGAAGGTAAAGATAAAGAAAAGACCCAAAATGCCATTCCAGAAATTATGTCAAAAGCTCTATCTGTATCTTTTGATACAAGAGTTGGACACGACTTTCTTGAAGATGTTGATGAGCGGTATGAATATTATCACCGCGTAGAAGAAAAGGTTCCCTTTGATTTGGAAATGTTTAATGTAATTACCAGAGGGGGAACACGCAAAAAGACTTTAAATGTTGTAATGGCCGCTTCTGGTGTAGGTAAGAGTGCATTTCTTTGCCACCATGCAGCAGCATGTTTGTCCCAAAATTTAAATGTTCTTTACATTACTCTTGAAATGGCAGAAGAAGAAATTGCTAAAAGAATTGATGCAAATCTTCTAGATACAGATATGCACATTTTGGAGCAAATGCCCCTTCAACAATATGAAAGCAAAGTTGAGTCTCTAAAAAAAACCTGCCGTGGTAAATTGATTATTAAAGAATATCCAACCGCCGCAGCAAACGTGACACACTTTAGGAACTTGCTTGAAGAACTAAAGATTAAAAAGAAGTTTATTCCTGATGTAATATTTGTTGATTATTTAAATATTTGTTCCTGTGCTAGATTTAAACTTGGTAATGGTATGAATAGCTATACTTATGTTAAAGGTATCGCAGAAGAATTGCGAGGTCTAGCCAAGCAATTTAATATTCCGCTTTGGACTGCTACCCAAGTTAACCGTGAAGGCGCAAAGAGCAGTGATATGGAAATGACTGACACATCTGAAAGTTTTGGCCTACCACAAACTGCTGATTTTTTCTTTGCTCTTATTGAAAATGAAGAGCTTGCAGAGGGTGGACAACTGATGGTTAAACAGCTCAAAAATCGTGGCAATGATACCACCAAAAATAGAAAGTTTTTGATTGGTGTTAATAAATCTAAAATGAAGTTCCATGACGTTGATAATACCAATAACAATCTTATCAATGCTAATAACACCGAAGAAGAAGGATTTGGTTCTGGTTCGGATGGAAAAGCATTTGATCCACAGTTTTCAAAGAAAAAAAATAAGGCAGTAAACTGGACTTTTGAAGAGGCCAAATAATGCTATATATTGACAAGAAGTATGTGAATCTGGTTTCGGGGTCGCTTGATAAATTTAAGTGGAAAAAAGATTCACTTGCCACATGTAGATGTTTTAAGTGTGGCGACTCAAAAAAGAATAAGGCCAAGACAAGGGGTTACTTTTTTGAGCACAAAGGAAATTATGTTTACAAATGTCACAATTGCGGCTTTTCTTGCAATTTATATTCTGTACTTGAAAGTATCAGCCCATCTCTATGCAAAGAGTATGCGTTTGAAGTATTCAAAGAAAAAAATCCAGAACCAATATATAAACCAGAACCCATTGTCAAAAAACCAATATTTACTGAACTCGGGACAAGGTTGGACATTCTCAATGAAAATCACAAGGCTGTAAACTATGTTAAATCTAGAAAAATACCGAAAGAAAAATATATCAACTTTTATTACTGCAGTGATTTTAGTAGAGTCATGCAATCTTTTGGCAAAACTGGATCTAAGGAAGCCAGACTCGTCATACCGTTCTATGACGAGATGGGTTTACTTATTGGGGTGCAAGGACGAATATTCGAAGAAAAAGAAGTCCATAGAAAAAGTAAACAAGAAAATGAAAAAATTCGTTACATTACTCTCAAAAAAGAAGGGCAAGAAAGACTCTGGTACGGATTGGAAAAAGTAAATCCAAATGATACTGTATATGTAACTGAGGGGCCAATTGATTCGATGTTCATCCCAAATGCGGTTGCAATGCAGGGCGCTGGATGGTTAGAAGAGCTGCCTTCAAAAATTGCAAAGTCAAAAGTAGTTTTTATATTTGATAATGAACCTCGCAATGAAGAAATAGTTTCATTGATTGGCAAATACATTGATTCTGGTAGAAATGTAGTTATCTGGCCAGAAGAGATAAATAAGAAAGACATCAATGATATGGTTCTTGCGTATGGAGAACCAACCACAATCAAACTTATAATCAATAATATTTATTCTGGACTAAAGGCAAAGATGAAGTACACTTACTGGAAGAAGGTTTAAAATGAATAACGATGATGATATGTCTGAAGAAGACATTTTAAAAGCTAGCGAAGCATATCTTACTTTTGTACAAAGATTTGGCGAGTATATTAAAGAAATGGATCCAGATCTTTGGTCTAGAGCTAGAGAGTATGCAGCAGACTTTACTAAAATTCCTGGCGTAAAAGTTGAACTTGTAGATAATGATGAGGATGATTTAAATGACACAAACGGTGACAAGCGCGGAGCAGACTAAAGTTTCAGTTTTAGATTATGGTCATGTACAACTTATTGAATACATGGGTTCTGATCTCAGCGTGGTCAACGCTGCTAGAGTCTCTTTCAATAAAGAAAGCAAAATAACTGATGATGGAAAATTACCTGATAGAGACAGCAAACTTATTTCATATTTGGCAAAACACAATCACTTTACTCCGTTTTGCCACCCTCAAATCAGTTTGCGTATTAAGTGCCCGATCTTTGTTCGTGCGCAACTAGGTAAACACCAAATTGGTTTAACTATGAATGAGGTTAGCCGAAGGTATGTTACCTTTGAGCCAGAAATTTATATTCCCATGTGGCGATCTGCACCAACAGATGGCGCAAAACAGGGAAGCAGTGGCCCAATTGAAGATCCAGATCTCTGTGTTAAACTACGTCAAGAATATGACGGTGTTGCAAAAGATTGTTTAGATCTTTATAATCGATTATTGGCAGATGGAGTTGCGCCTGAACAAGCGCGTTCAATTTTGCCACAAGGAACTTATACGGAATTTGTGTGGACAGGTTCTCTCTACGCATTTGCCCGCGTTTTTAAACTAAGAATTGATGCTCACGCACAGTGGGAAATTCAACAATATGCAAAAGCAATTGATAAAATAATTGCTCCACTTTTTCCAGTTTCATGGAATACTCTAACAACTAAATAAAGACACCAACTAAGGATACTAAAATATGGCAGAAATTTTATCACCATTTCAATCGTTTATTTTCATCTCTCGTTATTCTCGCTGGCTTCCAGATCACAATCGAAGAGAAAGCTGGGAAGAATGCGTAGAGCGTTGGTGGAACTACTTTACAAACAAGGTTCCTCAACTTTCAGAACGTCCTGATGTTAAGGATGCAATTTTGAATCTTGAGGTTCTTCCCTCCATGCGTAGTTTGATGACTGCTGGACCAGCATTAGACCATGATAATACTTGTTTGTACAATTGCTCCTATTTACCAATTGATTCCATTGAATCCTTTGCTGAGTTATTTGTTATTTTGATGAACGGAACTGGAGTAGGTTATTCTGTTGAGAGACAATATACAGATAAGCTACCAATTGTTTCACCAAAAATCCAAAAGCAATTTGACATCATTCATACTGTGCATGATTCAAAAGAAGGCTGGGGTAACGCTGTAAAATATCTTCTTACACAACTATACGCCGGTAGACACATTAAGTGGGATCTTTCCTCAATAAGACCAGCCGGTGCACGTTTAAAAACATTTGGTGGTAGAGCAAGTGGTCCAGCACCCCTTGATAATTTATTTAAGTTTATTGTAAAGGTATTTTATAATGCTCAGGGCCGCAAATTAACTGCTCTTGAATGCCATGACGTTTGTTGTGCAATTGCAAATGCGGTAATTGTTGGTGGTGTTCGCCGTTCTGCAATGATTTCTTTGAGCGATCTTGCAGACCGTGAAATGGCTCTTTGCAAGAGTGGTGCGTGGTGGGAGCAAGCTGGCTTCCGTTCATATGCTAACAACTCTGCTGTATACCGTGGTCGTCCTCCTATGGGCCAATTCCTTGAGGAGTGGACTTCGCTCTATAACAGCCATAGCGGTGAGCGTGGAATGATTAATAGAAAGGCTCTACAAGAACAAGCAGCAAAATGGGGACGCGATGGAGAATGTGAATATGGTACAAACCCATGCTCGGAAATCATTCTAAAACCATTTGAGTTCTGCAACCTTTCAACTGTAGTTGTTCGCCCAGATGACACTGCTGCATCTCTAAAGAAAAAGATTGAAATTGCTACAATTATTGGTACTGTTCAATCTACATTTGTTAACTTTCCATATCTTCGTCCCGAGTGGAAGAAGAACTGTGAAGAAGAAAGGCTACTTGGTGTCAGTATGACCGGTATCTATGATAATAAACTTACTAGCGGTCTTGAAGGAAAGCCAAAGTTGATTCGTCTGCTTGAAAGTCTTCGGGATCACGCCACTGCCACAAATCTTCATTGGGCAGAGAAGCTTGGAATTAATCCTAGCAAGTCTATTACATGCGTCAAACCAGAAGGTACAACTTCTTGCTTGGTAGATTCTGCATCTGGGTTGCACCCAAGATACGCTGATTACTATTATCGTCGTATTCGCATTGACAAGAAGGATCCGATCTATAATCTTATGAAAGATCAAGGTGTACCATGTGAGGATGATGTGATTAATCCGAGTAACACTGCAGTCTTTACTTTTGCTATGAAGGCTCCAAGAGGTACAGTAACAACTGAAGATCTTCGTGCGCTTGACCACTTAGATCTTTGGAAGACTTACCAAGAGCATTACTGCCAACACAAGCCCTCTATCACTGTAAACTACCGTGATTCTGAATTCCTTGAGGTTGGACAGTGGCTTTGGGAAAACTTTGATGTTGCAACAGGAATTTCATTCTTGCCCGGTGGGGACAGTCATACATATGCGCAAGCCCCATTTGAGCAAATTGATTCTGCTACCTATGCAGCACATCCAAAGGTTAAAGTTAACTTTAAGGAACTCTCTAAATATGAGGCTGAAGACAATACCGAGGCTGCAAAAGAGTTTGCTTGTAGCGCAGGAGGTTGTCAGATAGTGTGACACAAATTCCTCTGTAGCTCAGTAGGTAGAGCGGGAAGCTGTTAACTTCCATGTCACTGGTTCGATTCCAGTCGGAGGAGTATAAATTTCCCCACTCTTTTAACTAAGGGTGGGGAATTTCATCTGAAGGAAAAACTATGATTGATTACATTGATATAATTTATGGATTGGCTTGGGGCGATGAAGGAAAAGGCAAAATTTCAAATGCAATAGCAGATGATTATGATTATGTTTGCCGTTGGAATGGTGGCCCAAATGCTGGGCATACTGTTTATATTAATAATACCAAATATAAAACACATATAGTTCCTTGTGGAATTTTTAAAAATAAAAAGTGCATAATTGGTCCTAGTTGTGTACTCCATGCAAATAAATTTTTTGGAGAACTTGATTATCTTGAAGAAAATGGGTTTGACGTTTCTTTAGTAAAAGTATCACCTAATGCACACATTATTACAGATGAGCATGTTCAAAAAGATATAAAAGAGTTAAAACCAAAATTAGGAACAACCGGTCAAGGTATTGCTCCATGTTATGCTGATAAAATGTTGCGTTGTGGTGTACAAGCAAAGACAATCCTACCAAAGAAATATCTTTGGGATGGAAATCTGTCTGGAAAAATTTTATGTGAAGGTGCGCAAAGCGTTTGGCTTGACATAGATTACGGTGATTATCCATATGTTACCAGTAGTACAACAATGCCATATGGCGCATGTTCTTTGGGCTTCTCACCAAAAAAGATAAACAAATTAATCGGTGTGGCTAAGATATATGATACAAAAAGTGGCGTTGATCCTTTATTCCCAGAAACTTTATGGGATAACCCTTCTCTTATTAAAATAATTGAAAAAGGTCAAGAATATGGATCAACAACCGGGCGCAAAAGACTTGTAAATTGGTTAAACTTAGATAAATTGATAGAGTCTATTAAATTATCTGGTTGCGATTATCTTATTATTAATAAGTGTGATATTTTAATTGAAGTAAATGAGTACAAGTTATACTATAAAAATTTCTTATATGAATTTACGACTATGGGGGAGATGCAAAAATTTATAAGAGAAAGTTTATCATTTTTAAAAATAACTATAGTCTTCTCTGGTGATAAAGAAGACCAAATTATTTTATAATAAAATTGGTGTATTAATAAATATTTTTGTCAGGGATGGTGGGTAGTTCCACGTAATCCTTTTGGAGTTCTTCGAAGTAGTCTCCATCGTATTACTAAGGAACCACCATCTCTGGCAACGGTATAAATAATTATGTTCACCATGTTAGTTGGCATTGATTATTCTATAACCAGCCCAGCAATCTGTCTTTTTGATGAGAAGCGAGAATTTTCTTTCGCTAACTGCTCATTTTATTTTTTAACCAATACTAAAAAGTATGCTACAAAAATTGCTCCAAATATTAATGGAGAAGGTTTTGAGGAATACGCCTACGACACTGAAAGATTTGACACAATTTCAGAGTGGGCTGCAAATTTATGTATTGGAGCCGCAGACGTAGCAATTGAGGGCTATGCCTATGGCGCACACGGCAAAATTTTTAATTTAGCAGAAAACTGTGGAATCTTGAAATACAAGCTCCATAAGCTCGCCGTTCCTGTGACGGTCGTAGAGCCGTCCCGCGTTAAGAAACTCGCCACAGGCAAAGGTAACGCAGATAAACAGGCAATGTATGAAGCCTTCAAGACCGAGACAGGAATAGATTTAGTTCAAATTTTTGAGCAAAAATCTTTAAATAATCCGGTCACGGATATTATAGACAGTTACTACATTTTAAAACATTTAGTCCAACCAAAAATTTAACGGACAACTCTTCCAGCATTCATCCTGGCACTGTTATCCAGTTTTTCATGGAACCGTTTTGGTACTTGACCATTGCTCTTAATTTTGTCGATAACCTCTTTAAATTGGCTACCTACAACTTTTTGAGGAGTTAAAGTTGCATCCATTGCAAGCGATGGTGTGCTAGCTCCCCAATCACGAACAATTTTTTTCTTTTTGCACTTTGGGCAAGGCTTCTTTAAAGGCTCATCTCTATTTGAGAGGCTTAACATTTCATCAAACGTATGTTCACATTTTTCACACTTAAAGGCATAATTAGGCATTTTTGTTTCTCTTAAAAGTAATTAGCATGTGATCAAATAAGAATCCATAAGAAGGCTCTTTTGGTTTATTTTTAATTTCCATTTTGGCTTCTTTGGGAGTTCTATTGCCCTTGGACAAATTGCATGGTTTACATGCAGCAACCATGTTTGTCCACGTAGACCCACCTCCACGACAACGAGGCATAATATGATCTATTGTAGCAGTTTTATCGCAAAGATCTTTACCACAATACTGGCAAGTATATTGATCTCTGTGAAAAACATTTCTACGAGTTGGGGGAACCTTTTTAAATGGTAGTTTTACGTAATACTTTAAAATTAAAATTTTAGGAATTTTAACAATTTTTGATACTGAGATCAATTCATAAAATTCTGGACTTGTTTCATCGACCCAAACTTTATCATTTGACATTAGCTTAAAAGCTTTGCCGACAGTGATAATATTGAGGGGGGTATTGTCTTGGTTGAGCAAGAGAACTTGCTTTTTCATACCTTTTAAGTATTTATGAAAATCTAAATATTTTACAGCCATGGATAATAAAAACGATAGAAAATTTTATTGGGAAGTCAAAGACTTTTTGAACAAACCACATCAATTAAACGAATCGGTGTCTAGAAAATCCGATAGTCTAAAGGATAGCATAAAAAAGATGCTTGTCCAGGGGAATCTTTTACATCAGCCAAAACAATCAAATGAACAAGTTGTAAATGAACTTCTTTCTTTATCTGAAAATACAGTTCAAAATGTTGTTAATTTTATTGGTAACGCTGAAGTAGAGGTTAATAAAGGAAAGTCTGATTGTAAGGCTTTTACATCTAATATTACAGAGAACTTATTTTCTGTTCAAAAAAAAAGTTTATTGACTGAACAACCAGTTGGCTTGGGTGGTGGCGGTAGCTTTGGTGGCGGTGGAAGTCCATCTAGAGTTGATGCCGCAAGACAAAGAAGAGAAGAAGCATTAGCTGCCGCAAATTCTAGAAGAGAAGCTGAAAGAGCTGAAAAAGCCAAACAAAAAGCACAGCGCCAAAGAGAGCGCGCTGAAGATGAGGCTTATCAATTTAATAAAGAAATAGAAGCCGAAGAACAAGCAAACAAACAACAAGCAGCAGCAAAAAGAGCACAAGCCGGTGAATCTGACATTGAACAGATGAGAAGAACTGCAGAAGAACAAGGTGGTGTTCCTGCAGAAGCTGTTACCAGTGCAGAAACACTACGTTTAAGGCAAGAGGCTGAACGTCAGGGTGGGGTTGTAGACCAAACTACCGACCAAGAGAGAAGAATTGCTGCCGAACAAGAAAAAGCCAATAAATTAAAAGCTGAAGCCCAAGCAATGGAAAGAGGAACTGGTCGCGCTCGTTTGCAAATGCAAACAGACGATCCAAATACTCCAGAAGATGAAAGCCTATTGCCTGCAAATACTCCAGCCAACAGAGCTGCTTTACGCGGTTATCGTGAAGAAAGAATAAAACGAGCAAAAACAGAAAATTTGAGAAAAGATCTTGAAGTTTTACAAGGTAAAGATGTTTCTCAATTAAGTGATTGGGAAAAATTTAGAGTTAAATACGCACAAGATCAATTAGCAAAAGATGCTGAAGTTCGTGGACGTGTTTCGTCTGCAATGGAAAAAGATGCACAAGAACGTGGAGCAGCCGGAATGTATGGCCCAACTCCTTCTGGTGGTAATATAGCTGACAATTTATTCCAACGTGCTATGGGAATAGATAAATCTCAGCTTCAAATCGCACCGGCAACAAGAATGGCAGATTCAGACACAAGAATTTCTGGAACTTCCATGACTTACTCACAATTCAAGTCTTTAACTGGAAGAGAGTATGATGCCTTCAATGATTTAGACCGTAAAACTGTAATTAATATGGCTGGTGCAGGAAAAATTACTCCAGGAAGATACGACCCAAATAGAATGAGTGAATCTGAAAGATTGATGATGAGCGGCTACCAGGCTGCGGCTGCAATGCCAGAAACAGAGGGACCAAGACAAGCTGCCCTTTATAGATCTGGTGAAGACTTGAGAAAATTAGAAGCTCAGGTTGCTGCTGGAAGAAATAGAACACCAGAACAACGTAGAGCAGCGGGAAGAGCTTCGTATCAAGCTTATCTACAAACCCCAGAAGGGCAAGCTTTATATAAGAGTCTCCAGAGCGGTTCAAACCAGCCAGCACAACAACCTGCTCGCCAACAAACTCAATCTGTTGTAAACAGTTTTAAAGCTCCAGCAGCAATGCAAAATCAAATGACTCAAACTCCAAGAACTAGCATGGTTCCCGGTTCTAAATCATTTATTGATGCACAGTTACGAAAGATGCGTGGAATATAATTTATAATTTTTGGATAAATAACTAAAGAGCAATAATTATGGCAAGATCCCTACACCCACTTGTTCACAGTTTACTAGAACAAAGATATCAACAAAATTTAGTAAATGAAAATATTGCTTCTGATGCATGGGAAGGTGTCAAAAGTGGATGGGGTAAGTTTAGAGGCGCCTGGGAAAAAAAACGTGAAGAACTCGGTCAACAGTTACAAGATGTAGCTACAGAAACAGGATTTGCAGATTTTGCTGCAGAATATATTCCCGGTGTTGCGGGAATGGCCGTAGTAGAAGTTCCACTTGCAAAACAAGATCCAAAAGCATATGATAAAGCCAGATCAGAATTGGCAATGGAATTGGTTAAAGCAAGAAAACAAGCATTTGATAATAAAGAGGCTGCTGTTTCTGAAACTGATATTCTAAGTAGAGCTGTTGCAAATAAACCAGAACTTGCAAAAATATTAACCAAAGATGAATATGAAAGTTTGTCTGGTGGCAGCATATCAAATCCTTTACAAATAAATGTAAAGAAAGTAGATGAAAAAGGTAAAGAATCTGAAACTCCTGCTGTTGTTATGCAAAAATGGTCTGGAATGGATCCAGGAGCAGAAATTCTTTATAGAACTCTTCGTGGAGCCGAAGAAAGCTTATTAACACCAGAAGGAATAGCAACCGGAGCAGCGTTTGGTGCTGCATTTAAAACTGCCGGTGCAGCTGCTGCTGCTGCTGGTAAAGCAATAGCACCAAAATTAGCACCAAAAGCGGTTGCTGCTGCTGCTGAAATATTGCCAGGTGTTGCTCGCGCAAGAGGAGCTGAAGAACTAGGTGCTGCTGTTGGTCAGCGGGCCGTAGATATTGCAGGATTGGGTTTGTTAGGGTATTCTGGAGTAAAAGCCGGTTCTGAAGGTAAACTACCAGAATTTGTTGGTGGTGTTGCAGGTGGTGTCCTACCATTCTCGGTAGGCGCAAAGGGAGCAGAGTTGGCTGGCAAAGGAGTCAAGGCCGCAACTGCCCCAGAATTAAATGTTATGGGCGAACCACTAAAGCCCGTTCAACAACAACCAACAAAATTTCCAGAACCTGAGTGGGTTGGTAAAAAATATCCAGAATTTGTTGCACCCGAAGGAAAAGCTCAAACGTCTGCAAAACCAAGCGAGGTAAGTGTTTCTCCAAAACCAGCTGAACCATCTGCAAAACCAGAAACACCAAAAGAAACTATTGGTTATGGTGAATTTAAACCAGAAACTTGGAATTTCCCAGGACAAAAGCCTCAAACATTATATAAATTAGAGCCTTCAATCTGGAAATTTGGTGAACAACCAACTGGTCCAAAAATGGGTGAATATTTTGAAGTGCAACCAACTTCTAGACAAGCTCAATCAATTTATGGTTTAGAAACACCCGAAGTATCTTCCTTTGACGCCACCTTTTTCCCATACGGTAAACCAGCTGGCTTTGGTAAAGTAACTGTAGAACCAACTGGAATGGCAAGACCACAAACCAGTGGAATGCCACAAACAACAAAAGCAACAACAGCAGAAAAAGCAAAAGCAGTAGCAGCCGGTGTTGCTGGTTTGTTGGGATTAGAGGGCCCAGAGTTTGTTACAAGACAAGCTCCAGTAAAACCAGAAACCGTTGCAGTTTCAAGAGCACCTAAAGCAACCGAGGCTGCACCAGAAGTAGTTGTCAGGGAGCCTGTTACAAAAGAAACAAAAACTGCTGAACCATCAAAAGTAGAAGTAACTCGTAAAGAAACAACAAAGCAAGCAGTTGGTGGGGTTGTTAAAACTGTATCTGCAGAACCATCTTCTGTTTCTTCTGAAGATAAAGTTTCTGCCCCGGAAAAAGAAAAACAAAAAGAAATAAAAGTTTCAAAAGAAGATGATTTTAGAAAAGACGAAATTAAAAAAGTAGAACAAGAAAAAGAAACTAAAGATGAACGAATTGACTGGATTAAGTATGATTATACTTTCCCTGGCGATACTATTCCTGTAAAAGAACCAACTAAAGTTGTAGAATACACACCAGGAACACCACCGAGTGAACCTTTACCACCAGGGAAAAAACCAGTAGAAAAACAAGAAAGAAAAGCACCACCAAGAAGAATTCCACCTTTTATTCCATCTGGTGGCGGTGGTGGACAACAAGGCTCTAGAGTAGGTTTTGAAAAACTTCGTGGAGCTATGGTAAATAATGACATTAATGCAATGTTGAAAAACTTGTATTCTGTTTCTCAAACATTGACACTTGCTTAATGTTATAAAAGTAGTATAATTATAATGTGGTATTATATAAATGAAGACTTTTACACATAAAAAAATATTATTGGAATGCGAATTAAAAGAAGTTACTTTAAATGGAAATAGACATTACGAAACACCGGGAGGAATTTTTCCCAGTGTAACAACTGTAATGGGATGGGAAAAACAAAAATTTTTTTCTCAATGGCGTAAAAATAATCCAGAAGAAAGCAAAAGAGTTACTGCCAGGGGAACAAAATTTCATAAAATAATTGAAGATTATTTGAATAATGAGCCTATAGATTTGGAAAATATGCTTCCAAATTTTAAGGCTCTTTTTAATTTATTGAAGCCAGAGTTAGATAAAATTGATAATATATGTGCCTTAGAAACTCCTATGTGGTCTAAAATTTTAGGGTTGGCTGGACGAACAGATTGTATCGCTGAGTATGATGGAAAACTTTCTATTATCGATTTTAAAGCAAGTACAAAAGAAAAAAGAAAAGAAGATATTGAAAATTATTTTTTACAGGCGTCTGCATATGCTTTAATGTATCAGGAACGAACTAACATTATTATAGATAATTTTGCAATAATGATTTCATGTGAAGACGGATTAAAGCAAGTATTTCAAGGAAATCCACTTCACTATGTTAAAAAATTAAAATCAACCATAGAAAAGTATAGGAAAACCCATGGAATATCGTGAATTAAGAACTTTAGAAGATGTAGTAAATAGACGGGGAACAAAACTCTGGACCCAAATGAATGATAACTCTAAAGCCGCAAAGCACAGAGAATTATTTGTTCAAAAAAATGGTGGGTTTTTTAAACAAGAGGGAAGATATTGGAAGTGGGTTTGTCCAGAAGATGAACAAAATGGTTATTGGCTCATTAATATTCAAACAAATCAAAAAGAATTTTTTAGCAATATGAGCGCATGGGCAGAAGCCCATGGTATGACAGCTGTTAAAGTATGTGAACTTTTAAATGGAAAACGCAAGACTTATAAAGGGTGGACAGCTGTAGAATTACGTGAGATAAAAGAAACCGCAGGATCTCATGAAAAGATTAAAAAACCGAAACGAATAAAAGTACCAATTACCAAAGAAACCATGTTTCAACACATAGAAACAAAGCAAATTTTTCCTGTTACGAATGTAGCTGAATTTGCTAAACAAAATGGTTTAGACCGAAAAGCACTGTATAAATTAGCAAGCGGTAAAGCAAAAGTTCATAAAAATTTTGTTTTATATAATCCTTTTGTAAATTGACCGCATTTTAATAGTCATAAATAATTTAAGATGAATTTTAAGCAACTTTTACAGTTAACCGAAGCTTCCCGCTCCACCAATGATTCATTTAGAACCACGGGGGAGGCTATGGCTAAAGATAAAGCAAAGGGGTCTTCCTCCGATGCAAAGGCCAGGGATGCTGCTCGTAAAAGAGCAGAGAGAGCCAAGCAAGTTCCAAGAGAAAGAAAATCTAAAGGTGAACTTGTAAAAGAAGTAATAGCTGTAAAAACGGGATCTGGTAGAGTACAATTAATTTTTAAAGATTCATTCAATAAAGGTCAACACACCAAGCTTAATAAAGCTGATGTTATGACCGAAGATGAAGCTAAACAATTTACCAATGATCCAAACTTTGAGCAAACAAGAGCCTCCAAATTACTCTTTGGTGAAATGAAAGCCAAAGAGGAAAAGAAAGAAGAAAAAAAAGAAAAAGGCGAAGAAGCTAAAGAAAAGAGAGCAACAAAACAAGAGGGTGGCCCAGAAGCAGAAGAAAAGCCAGAAAGAGCTAAAAGACTTTCAAAAGAAGAAATCATGCAAGCCATGATGAATATGACACCTGATCAATTGGCTACAATGCCACCAGATGTTCAGCAAGATTTCTTTGAACGTATGCGTTCACCAATGACAGCGCAACAGTTTGATAACGTATCATTTGAAAATCTCAGTACTAAGTTTGGTATTAATACACTTTCAAGTGTTCCGTATAATCAACAAGTACTAAATGCGCTTCTTTTTGTTGCAAAAATTAAAGCCGGTGCAAGCGATAAAGAGATGGAAACTTTGTTAGCCCAATCTGCTGCTTCGCTAGACTTTACTAAGGGTGCCTTTTTACAAGCTTCAAAAATTCTTTCTCAAATAGGCGATCAATGCATTCAAAATTTAATTTCCAGCATTGAAGCTGGTAATACTTCCATGTATTCTGAAGGAACCCCAGAATTAGAATGTGGTGATTACAGATTTAAGATTTCTGCTGGTGGTGAATTTTCAGTATCCACAAATGCTTTAAATCAAAGTGGAAAAATTATTAAAGGAATTGTTGGAAATGCTTTGTCTAAAGCATTTTTAGATCAAGCAACAGCACAATCAGATCCAAACATTCAAAACTTCTTAAAGACAGTTGACGGTCAGTCTGAAAGTTATGGGTCTAGGCTTTTACCAGATGAAGCTTTAATTGCTATTCTAAAAAATCCAGAATTGATGCAACAAATGCAACAGTATCAAGTTCTTTCTCCATCTGGAAAAAATCTTGGTCCAGCAATAGATCAATCTGGGAATGTAAATCCAGCAATATCATCGACAGCATACGAAACACAAATCAAGGGTGCAGGGAAACAACTATTTAAAAAGAATAAAAATAGTGAATTTTTAAAATCTTTTGCTGCAAATGTATTGAAGTCTTCTTTGCGCGGTGATGATCTCACAGATCCAAAAAGAGCACCAAACCATGTAATTACAGTAAATGGTGTATTTCCATTAACCGATGATTATATTGATGAAATTGCTAAGACTGCAAAAATTGACATTAAAAAAACCGAAGATTTAATAAACAATGACAATATTTCCTATTACAAGAAAAAAGCCACAAATAATTTACAGCGTTGGCGTACTGTAGTAGAACAAAAACAACAATTTGATATTGAGACACTATTCATTGACCGCGCTGGAATAGATCCTCTTGGTATTGTCGTAAATGATGTAATAAATTCTTTTACTTTTGATATAGACGCAAGCCTATTACCTGGATTTAAGCCAGATGATATTAATGCCGTACAGTACAATTATGTAAGAATTGATGGAAAAACTAAAAAAATTCCAGTAAATAAAGAAGAAAAAGTTAATAGTCGTTTGATTGGCGAAAGTTATTTAATTGTAAATGAAATGCTTTATGAAGCATTAGAAAATAACTTTTTACTTGATCAACTAAACAGAGCTCAAATATTAAATGATTCAGAAACACAATTAATACAAAAATATGGTAAGGCTCTTTTGCAAGAAGAAGATTTAAAACAAGGTTGCCTCGTTCCCCTTTTAAATAAAATTTATTATTCGGTTGGAAATGATTTGTTTCCAATTTTTGAAAATATTTTAACTGAAATTGAAGAAGAAAATAAAAGAGATTATAAAAAAGAATATAGAAATTACCACGGGAAACCAAAACAAAGAAAAGAAAGAGCTGCGCGCACAAAAGCCCGTGAAACAATGATTAAAAAAGGTGTGGTTAAAAAGGGCGATGGGGTAGATATAGACCACAAAAAGCCTTTGAGGTCGGGTGGTTCTAATGGTATAAATAATTTACGCCGAAGAAATAAATCAAGCAACAGAGCAGATAATGGTCACCACAAAGGCGAAAAGCAAAATAAGGACTGGAAATGATCTCAAAAGCAACCGAACTACTAATTGAAAAAGTTTTTTCTGATTCAGGATTAGGAAAGTGGTTCAACCGCGAATCAGCTGGTGGTGGCCCGGGGTGGGATCGTTATAATACTAAAGGCGAAAGAGTCGGCAAATGCGGAGATGCGGACGAAGGAGATCCTTATTCAGCATGCTTAAGCAAACAAAAAGCTAAAAAATTGGGTAAAGAAAAAATTGCATCCTTTGTTAGAAGAAAGCGCGCAGCTCAAAAGAAAGCTGGTCGTAGCAAAAAGGGAGCTGGATCCGCAAAAGGTAAAAAGCCTGTTTTTGTTGATACTGGTGTTACAAAGTTAAAAGAATCCTTTGACCTATTCTTAGTTGAGGGTGAAAGCTCAGTATTCCAAATGTCATTTGATTCAATTGAAGCAAAAGACTTGTTGCCTTGTGATATTATCATTAATGAATCTGGAAAAATTTTAGAAGTTGACATGGTTGAACACAAAGATGGAAAGTTTTTTGTAAACTTTATTAATGAAGAAAACGAAGAAACACAAGAAGAATTTTTACCAGAAGTTAACATGGGCTTTGTAGATAATGTTGAAGAAACTTCCATAAATGAATTTGGTGAAAAAATTGAAATTTATGAAAGTGAAGATAAAAAAGTTAAACTTAATAAGATCATGCGCGGTGATGTAAAGAAGTACAAGGTTTACGTAAAGAATGATAAAGGAAATGTTGTTAAAGTAAACTTTGGTGACCCCAATATGGAAATTAAGCGTGATGATCCAGCAAGAAGAAGAAACTTTAGAGCAAGGCATAACTGCGACAATCCTGGCCCGAGATGGAAAGCCAGATACTGGGCATGCAAAACATGGAGCACTCAATCAGTTTCCTCTATGTTAAAAGAAACTTCTGAAATTTTAGATGAAGAAAAGAAGAATAAACCTAAAAATTCTAAACAATGGAGTTCTTGCATCCAGCAGGCAAAAGCAAAATTTGATGTATATCCCTCTGCTTATGCTAATGCCTGGGCAGCAAAGTGCTATAAGTCCAAGGGTGGCAAGTGGAAAAAGGTGACAGAAGAAATTGCACAAGACACACTTAAGTCTTTAAATGAAAGACAATACAACCCAAATTTATATGGTCTTATAAATAACAGAAAAAATTCAATCTAAATATTAAAGAACACCATGAAATTTAAACAATTATTAAACAAAATTAGCGTAATACAAGAAAACGCACCAGAGCATACCAATGGCGGGGGTCTTTATATTGGTGATCCACAGAATGCCGACAAAGGAAGTGCTCTAACAGATAAAGGTACTTTCAACATACAATTGCCAAGATCAATTGATGCAATCAACGCCATGTTATATGGCTTTTCTACTAGAGACTATATTGATCCAGATGGTGTTCTTGCTGTTGTAAAACAAAAATTAAATCACTTTGGTTTCGATTTTGAGTACAAAAATGCACTTCAAGATGGAGACAATGTATTTTACCTAGTTCAATATGGTAGCCCACAATTGGGAGTCTATGGGCAAAATCCTTATGATGATGTAAATGAAAAAGGATTTAAACAAGGTGACGGAATTAAAGAAAAATTGGGACACTCATTAGCTTTAGTTGTTACTGTTACTAAGCAACCAAATAGTTTGCGTAAAGTAAATATGGTAATTGCACCAAGTGATGATTCTCCGGTAAATAGCGGTGCAGACTGTGGTTGCCAACACTAATTTGATGGAACCAGATTTTAAAATTCTGACAGAAGAAAATTTTGTATTCTTCTGTCAGAAATATTATTTTAATCCCGAGTGTAGTGGAAAAAATGAATTTGTTGATGACTTAAAACGAATAAAGTATGTAAAAAGATTATTACAAAAAATACATAAACATAAAACTTTAAAATCTATAAGAGAACGGTTGATAATAAATCATATAATGATTTTAAGAAATGTATTTGGTGAGGAACGTGCTGCAAGAATTTTATTTTTTAAATTAGAACCAAAATTACATTCATATTTAAAATCTTTTTTAGTATTTTTAGATTTTCAAATAAAAAATTTACCAGAACTCCAATATCATAAAATTAATACTGATCCCAGAGTTGATCGAAAATTGTTGCAGGCAGAAAACTAAATATTTTATATGCCAGCCCCATCAGCTTTTGTACCGTCTTTTTCAATAGCCACATTAGCCCAAGCAATTGCTGCTCCATTTACTAGTCTTGTAGCATATACAGCTGGAGCTATTGACATGAATGGAAATCTATTAAAACCAGAAAGTAGCATTGATCCCTTTGAATATTTTGTTATCAAATTAAAAAAAATATTTGAAGAAGTTCCTATGTCCTATACGAAAGCAAGACTTGGAAATTACTCAAGTGCCTATCAATATTTTAGCGAGAATGCCAAGAAATTTGGAATCGATGAAACAGAATTTATTTTCTTTTTAGAAGGTTATTTGGCAAGCGGTAAACTTTTAAATGAAGATATGGGAGTAGCCGGTGTTGGTGGTGTATCTAGCCCAGGAGATTTGGCTGTTCCTGCTTCTTATGAAAATAAAGGTCAGGTAGCAGGATATGATGTAAGGTTAGCAGCTCCACTTTTTAGAAGAACACCGGTAGAAATGTTTGATGTTACGCCTGAAGAATTTGAAGAATTTAAAAACGCAAAAGCCTGGAGACACATTAAAGACGGTGAAACTAAAAAATATTTACAAAGATTTCAGCGCCGCAATCCAAATGGTAAAATGGCTTTAAGAACTAAAAGACCCGACACAGATGAACACGATTTGTATTGGATAACTTACACCCCAAAAAGTTTTATAGAAGAATATAAATTACAAGAGTTTGCTGAAATGTTAAAAGAAAATATTGAAGATCCCAATATAGAAGATCCAGATCATGTTTTGCAATTGTATTCTGATATGTTGGAAACTAAATCAAAAGATAAAAGCACTGGTACAAAATCTAAAGATCATGAACATCGTACCAGAATGGCGGCTGCAATTTTGGGAATTCGTTCATCCGAATTGGATCATTTAAATACAGATAAACGTCAAGGTGCACATCAAAACTTTTTTAAAGCAGTATTTTCTAAAAGAAATAAACTAGCTGGAGATCCAGATAAAGTAGATTTAGTTGCTTATAATTCTGCTACAGGACAACCAATTGATATTGACGCAAAATTTAGATGGGAAGGAAAAACACGAATTCCAACTTTAGATATTTTTGGAAATATAATTGGCAAACAAACTGCTCAAGCTTTAGAAAAAACTTCTACTGTTAGACCTTCCTTGGGTAAAGGGCAAGCTTCCAAACCAAATCCAGCGTGGCAAGAAGAGATAGGAAAAATACAAGACGAGGCTCTTGAAGCTATTGGTAAAGAAGTCGAAGAAAGAAGTAAAAGCGGAACATTTGCGATGGGTGTTAGAGGCAAACAAGGTGCACCAGCAACCTTCCTCCCATCACAGCAAGGTTTAAGAGCCATTGGTGGAATAATTCCACAAGATAGACGGCTTGCTGGTATGCGTGGGCTCGGAAGCACAAAAGAAGTTCAAGCTCAAATGAATCCAGTAGAGACAGAGGGGCAGGCTGAAACTCTAAGAAAACAAGCCGGATTACACTCAGAAGAGTTTCCAAGAATGTATGTGACCGATGATGATTTGGAACACATGAAACGATTGATGATTGGTTCCAAAACAGAAGATAAAGAGCATCTTAAAAAGGTAGAACAAGTACATACACAAATTAAAAATGAACTTTTTTCTGGTGGATTTATAGAAAATGATCCACAAAAACAAAGTCTAGCTGTTAAAGGATTGCACTTTTAAAAAATCCCCTTTCGGGGATTTTAATCAATCTTGGATAAAGTTTTTCTTTCTACAGCAATTTGGCTTTTTGCAAGAATTTGCTTTTCTTGCCTCTTCAATAATTTTAGAGTGCGCGTCATCCCAACCCGCGAGCCATTCTTGAATGTAAACTGGATTTTCATTATTAAATGTTTCGCGTGAAACTCCCTTCATGCGAGACTGAAATCCTTCACTGTATGCAGAGCCTGGTTTATAACCACTCATTTTGAATCCTTTGGAATAATTTGAATTTGATTAATAAGTTTATCTAGTGCACGAACATGTGCAATTTGACCAGTGATATTAAGATATCCACGAATTTCAATTAGCTTCATATAATCTTCTTGAGAAAAAATTGTGGCTTTTTGTGGTGGAGTCTTGGGTTTAGCATTTTTACGTGGCATGGGCTTTGGTTTCATTTGATTCGCCCATTGATTAAGGATATCATCCATGTGGAGATATTCTTTCATATTTTCAATAAACTCATCGGGATTGTTTTGGTTGTTAAACATCTTTTTAAAATTTTCACTTGGGCCGTAGTAAAAAAATCCACCTTTAGGAAACCAATTATTTGGATTCCTCATATCATTTTCATCATCCCCATTTTGCCAGTCATTAAAATCATTATGATCTGAATTATTCATGTTATTCCTCAGTTGGTATCAAAAATTTGTTCGTATACTAACTTGCTACGGCTATCAGTAACAGAAATATATCGAACATGACGCTCAATAGCATCTGTAATATTTAGTGGATCATTTGGCCCAAATGCCATGTGTTTAATCCAAGCCGGGCAACCACCCAAAGAAATTCTCACTTCATTGCCGGATGCATCGGTGCCATAAAAATCAAAAGAACACTTCTCACCATCGTAATAAGTAAAGAAACAATCAATATGATCATACTTTTTACGAAGATCAGATAACGACATTTGCGAATCAGTTTTAGCCATTGTGTAACCTTGTTTGCTTGACAGACTTGGGGAGTTGGCCAATCGCGTCAAGCGAACGAAGTGTACCAACTTTTGCCTCCATGAGGCTTGTAGCGCGCTTACGAGCAATACGCTCTTTACGCTTTTTATGTTTACGACTAGTAATGCGTTGCTTTGAGTTAGGCATGTGTAAAGTATATATCCATATTTGTAATAGTCAAATAAAAAGCCCGGTTTTCAGATGCGGGAAACCGGGTGAACCCCACTGCTTTAAGCAGCCATTGCCATTTCGTTGGCAATTAAATTTGCAACTGTTGTTTCACGTTCCTCGTTGCCAGTAACGGGTATCTCCTTCTTCATTACTTTGCGCCAATCGAAGCC